TGCTGGGAGATTTGTTCTTGCTGCATCCTCATGGCGTAACCCATGACGGTCTGCATGTGCTCACTCTGAGCAGAAAGGATTTCATTGAGAACGGCGACTTGCTCCTCGGGAGAGTCGACATTCAACAAACGCTCGATGTGCTTAGCCGTAGGCTTGAACACCTTGAGCGCCTTGTCCATGTCCTCTTGGGACATTTGTTGTTGCTGAGGCGCCTGAGCCTGTGGCCGGAAAGCTGCAGCCATCTGGTTGAACGCCGACAGCGGAATCATCTGCTCCTGTGGCGCGGCAGCCCGCTGACCACCGCTGTTGTCATCCGAGTAGTCGGCATCTTCGTCCGAAGAATCGTCGCCTTCGTCGTCGCTGTAGAGATCATCCACGTCATCGGCCAGATCGTGTCCGTCAGCGCCGACGCCCGAGAAGTCTTCCTCGAAGCGGTTAAAAAGTCCGTTGAATAGGTTTTGCTTAAACATGTCAGTTGTTAGTTTGAATTATCAGATATGAGTTTAGTTAGCGTTTCTTCCATGCCCTCAAACCAGTCAGCGGTTTCTTTTAACGTTGACAGGCTGCCCACAGCTTGTTCTCTGGCGATGAAGTCTTTGATGTTCTCCGGTGCAAGACCGGTAATGATGTTGACGAATGCGTCCTTGCTAAGCTCGAAGTCTTTTTGAAACAGCTTAATAAGCTCCGACTGGCGGAAGACCTGCACCTCCTTGAGCAAGCTGTGGAGGTCCGTTGAGTTCTTGTCCTGGAACAGGGGGTCCGAGTAGTTGTTGTTCATTGATAGGTTGTTGTTGAATTCTGAAACGCTCAAGATCGGTAATCCCACGCAGCGTCATGATTTCTTCGATGAGCTTACCGACGTCAAGAGGCAACAGCTGCATGACGACGGGGTTGGACGTCAACGCAGATACCAACTCCTGTAGCGACTGAGCAATGAAGCCTTTCTCGCTCTGTAACGTAGCATCGAAGATAAAGAAATCTTGAGACCCAACCAGCGAGCGTTGATCAGCAGGTTTAAACGTTTCATACTTCAGTGCGTTGTCTTCACCGACGACTTTGACGAAGAACTCTTCCGAGACACCCTGCCTCAGGTTGCTCAACATCTTAGAACCCGCGGGAGCGAGCGCGTCCGAGAAGATCAGCTGTGCGGTCATCTTGAGCCTCGAGGCCCCGCCAGCATTGACCGCGCGAGCCTCCGTAGCTGACCGACGACCGCCTGAGAACTGCCCCATTGCATTCTCATTCACACCGGTTACAGCCTGCATGATGCGCATCACCGTGTCCGCGTCGCCAAGATGAGTCGAAGTTGCATCAACATAGTTGAGTTGTTTGATGAACTTCTCAACGCCCAACCTCGGCGAACCTTTCTTCATGATGATCCACGGGGAGCGTGACTCAACACTTGTCATGTCGATTCCCGACGGATCAATCACCATGTTGTTGTCAAGTGACCGGCGCACACTCATCAACCTCGAGTTGAACAGGAACGACACAACGTCCTGCAGCGCTCCGATCGTGTCAGACAGGCAGGAACCGATAAGCTGATGTTGATCAGGTGAGAACTGACCGACGTCATAGGTCCACTGACCGTGTAGATACCCCAACGGTTCCACGCGAATAACCCGTGAGTCATTAGCAACCTCGACCACGTATTTCATTGGATACGTCTGAGGACCCAAACCGTACTTTTCAGGCACAAGCTCCAGCTGACATTCGGTAACGCACACCATCTGATCGTCCGTGTCCACGCCACCTTTGTTCATCGCGGCCGACATTCCATCGAGCCTTGTGGTCCCACGGTCCGACCATGTCCCGCGATCCATTGGCTCCACATGGTCGATCCCGTAGACCTCACCCTTACGCTCCCGCTGCTTCAGCGCACCGATATGGTATTCGCTTTCATCAGCCACAAACGAACCCTTACGCCAGTCGGCGATCGAGTAATTAGGATCAGGAAAGAAGTTATACGGCGAAACCTGCTTAATGAGATTGCCCTCATACGATGTGACTTCCTCAGCAATCATCGACGTTGGAGTCATCTGATCGTATCCGCCGTCAGCTACCTGCAGAACAGGCTGCGAAGGAACCTCAACCCACTGAGACTCCTTGACCCAGCAAGTCTTCATCACACCGATATTGAACCGAGCGATGTTCAGCAGGAACGCGTAGAGCTGTGAGTCAAACTGGTTGTGCCTAAGGTTCTGCTCCAGCAGCTTCTCACCCACATCCTTGTTCCCACCGTCCTCTGCGCCCGACGACATGAGTTCAAACACCTTACCGTTCTGCTTGAACAGAAGAAAGCAGAACGCCACGAACGTTTGAATCTGTGCGAACGCCATAGGAACCACAAGCTTCTCTGGCTCGTTGTCTTCCCTTGCTTTAAGATCAGCCTCATCAGCCGAACGCACGCCGGTGTAAACGTCATTGTTAGTGTCCCAGGCACTATACTTCAACGACATTTTTGCCCTCGACCGCTTCACATTAGCACGGACTTTCTCAGCCAGCTTAGCTAGCTCGTCGTCCTGCTGCTCGGCTTCGAGCCGTTTGATGATGTTTTCGTTCATACGTGTTCGTTGATCGAACTAGTCAGTTAGGACAACGCTGTGAGAAGTTGTGGCGCTTGACCTCTTTCTTAGGGAAGGCCGTTAGTTCACGAAGGCGTGGACCATTCCATGCTTGCGACGTGACGTTAGGGGGAGAGTAGTGGACTGCGTGAGAGGTTTCCTTTACGTAGGTGAGGCCGGTGAGGACTGCACGGTAGAGACATTCCATCATGTGATCGTCGCGATCGACTGGGCGTTCCTTCTTGAGGTCCCAGACGTAGCGGTCGATCTCGAACAGGAAGGTGTCGAGGGAGTCGTGGAAGAAGATTGTTGCGTGACCGTCTTCGCGTTCGTTGAAGCGGTCGTTGGTTTTGAGAATGCCGTAGGTGAGGTCTTTGATGGCGGGGACGACGGGAAGGCCGGCAGCGTAGAATTCATCGGCCATGCAGGTGCCGGTGATTGGGTTCTCGATGAATGCGATAGGGTCGATCAGGTAGTCTTCGACGTGATAGGTGCCGACTATGTGCACGATTGTTGAGACGAGATCGGATATCAGGCCTTGGCGGAAGAGTTCACGGTAGACGTAGGTTTGTCCGGTTGGTGCTGTGGCGAAGAACATCACAGCGTGTGGGATCTTGGGGTGCGGGTCGATCAGAACACGTATCGTGTAAGAAGGCGGTGGAGTCGTCGCGTCACGCCAGCCTTTTGGTGTCTCGGTGTAGATGTGATGGTCCCGGGAAAAGTTCTTGTATACAAGGCCAGATAGAGCAAGAGGGATACCAGCAATTCGACAAGCGCGTTCATCTTCGTTAAGGTCTCCTTCGTAAGCCTTGATGGCTTCTTTGGAATTGTATGGGTTGTCATGCATCGACCCGGTCATGACCCACTTGGACGTTTCATCGTTAGCCAGAGGCTGGTCGATACGTGCACGGGTCAGGTGTCGAGGTATGAAATAGTCGTTGATCCACGGTTCGATCAGTGGAGTGCATGTGAACCAAGCCGACCCCCCACGGTCCACGAGCCCACGCGAAAGAGCGACCCACATATCGTAGGGGCAGGGTTCATCAACGTGAATCCAGTCCCAAGAGGAAGACTCACACCCCATAGGGTTTTGCACAAAGGATCGCACGGTCTCGATAGATATGACGGAGGTTCCACCATGGATTGACTTGATGTGGATTTCTGCGATGCCCGCACCGGAGCGTCCTTTCTTGGCTGCGATGATGCGGTCCTTGGGGAGGAATCGGAACAGCTTGCCTTGGGCTGCACCGCCTTCTTCGACATACGAGGTGAAGATTTCATTTGCCTTGTCCCAGTCTTGAACGACGATACAGCCTTTGGTTGAGTGCTTGGGGAGACCCAAGGTGCGGAGAGGGTGCCCTGTGGGGAAGAAGGTGCGCTCACCAACGGCCCATGCGCAGTCTTCGGCTGCTCCCATTTCGGACTTGCCGAAGCGGTTGCCGGTGCGAGCGTAGCGACGTTTGTAGGAACCGGCGGAGAAGAACTGTTCTTGCTTTGCGTGTGGACGGAAAAACGCCAGCCCGTTCTCACGGACCAGCTTCCTACGTTGCTTAAGCAGCTCGACCTTACGGCGCTTCTCAAGCAGGTTGACCACATCGCTCATTCGTGATTTTTAAGTTCAGCGCGTTCAAGAGCCTTCTCAAGGATAGAGATACGGTCGTTTTGAATCGCCCGGAGTTCCTTGCCGAGTTCGATACGGTGGAGTTCACACTGTTCGCTGCGCTTCTCAAGGTCAGTGATACGCTCGTCGTATTGTGCTTTGAGCACACGTGCGAGATAGTATGTGGCGACGAGGAGGATGCCCGCTTGACCACCAATGGACAAGAGCTTCTCGAGAACAGCGATGACTTGTGGGTCCATTATGCAGCGAGGATGTTTTTGGGCAGGCCGTAGGTTGCGTAGTATGAGCCAGCAGAGATCGAAGGGATGACAGCTTGGAAGTGCATCCAGTCTTTGCCCCAGGCCCGGCCGCCGGAAAGAAACCCGTAGGATTCCATGATGTTGATTGCTTCGACTGAGAAGGTCGTTGAGCGCTGCTGGTACGAATTGTCCGACGGGCACATGTCGACGGCTGCTCCCCAGGCATGGGTGGACAGGGACGAACCGCCGGTCTTTGTCCGATAGTTGTGTGAACCTCCGTAGACGTGCCAGCCCTCTTTGAGGTAACGGTCATGACCGAGGGTCAGGTAGATCTGAGCGAGCGCGGACTCGAGACGCTTAGCCAGAAGCTTGTGTGTTTTGTGATCGTCACGACCGTCGCCGACGCGGTTGATGAGATCGGCGCCTGTACGCGAGTAGAGGAACGTTTGCGTCGGAAACGAGAACCATTCGAGATACGATGGGTTCTTAGACGGCGGGCCGTAGAACGCAGAGATTGCCGTGTTGGTTTCACGCGGCAGCTTGTAGATCGTCTGCGGCAGGGCCACGGCATCAGGCAACTTAACGACCGGACCTGGTGGGTCGAGCAGGCGACGTGTCTGCTGTAGGTCTGCAATGGCCGTGTCAATGAGACTGACCGCTAGTGTTAAGTTGCCTGACGAGTCCATGTCAGAACGAGACGGGTTCAGCCACAAGCGCAGCTTTGAGTTTGCGTGCGGCCACGAGCTTCTGGACGTAGGACCAGACGCCGATGGTGAGGATAACCCCGGCGCCCGTCAAGGCCTCGAGGTTTTGTGGGTCCGCAACGAGCGAGCCGCCAAAGGCAGCGAGCGCCGTGCGAAGGATCAGGCCAATGATAGCCTTGGGTTCAACAGTTGTATTCATGTTATTCTTTGTGAAGGATGACTTGACCTGAGGTGAGAGTGAGTGTCTTGAACCGACCAGCTAGCACGGTGCCAGCGTTGACCACGGTGAGGCTGGTCCACGAACCTGTGATATCGTAGCCTGGGTCGTAGACGATCGAAGCGATGACCGCGTCGGCGAGGACCTGCACGGCGTAGTAGTTAGCGGTCGGTGCCGCCGTTGTGTCAGTGATGACTACCTGGCCAGACTGTGAGAAGATAAGATCGTTCATGTTCGATGTGGTTAGGCAAGTGCTGCCTTACGTGCAGCGATCTCGGCGAGTTTAATTTCGAGGGCCGCAGCTTCCGCATCGAGCCGTGCAGATTCACGCGAAGCTCCGAAGAGCGATGCGGCATGGAGGATCTGCTGTATTGCGTTGACGTCGTTTGCTTCAAGGGCTGAACGGGCCGCAACAACCAGCCGATCACTGATAGCTTGATGCTCGACAAGAGAGGCCACAGCAGCATCGCGTTCAGCTCGCGTAAAGCTCCCCCCGCCGTTGTCGGTCCAAAGAAGCCGTTGCGCCTTGACTGTGCCTCCAAATTCAGACCCGCCCCATCCGTGAATGGTTGTGTAGGAGCCCACCTGCAAAGTTTCGCCAGTCGTCATCACAGCGCCCGCAAGACCAGCAGCCGCCCGTTGTTGAGCTGCCGTTAACGCAACGGCTGGACCGGTGCCTGCGTCAACCGCCCGACCCAGCACCGAGCCTTGGGCGATATTGCCTGACCCACCTTTTGATCCTCCACCAAGTCCTAAGCTCATACTTCGTTTTCTAGGGCTGCGATCTCGCGATCTAGTTCATCAAGCTCCGCCTGAGGCGAATCGTGGGGTTTGACTTCCTTGGGCTTTTGGTGCCGCAAGAACTTATCCAACAACGTAGTGGCCGCCGACACCCGGACTTGCTCAGACTTACCACCAAGGGCAATATCGTGCAGAACAGTGATCGACTCAAACGCAGCGCCTTCCAAGATCCCGAACATATCGCCCGAGAAATTAAGGTCCGCCAGTTGAACAAGTAACGACTTGAACCATTCTTGCCTGCGCAGAATAGAGATCATCTGAGGCGAGCAGTCGAACTGTTTAGCGCACTCGTTCTGAGGCACGCCTTGCAACAGAAGATAAGCCAGCGATCGGTGCCAGGGCTTTTCCTTCTGAACAATATGTGTGCTCTCACGCTCGTCGTGCAGATGAGGAAGAATGCTTTCGACAGTGCTCTTCTCCTCAAGCGTCGAGTGCACATCAACGCCCAGGGCAGCGGCCTCTAAAGGATGTAGCTTTCTGGTCGTTGACATCTTGTTACTCGCCTGGCTTTACCACGCACTTCTTAACCAGCTCCGACGCTTTGATCTCGCGCCGAGCCAAGTTCTTTCGTTGATGAACGGTCTTTTCCACGCGCGTAACATGCCATCGTTTTGGCCTACAGTCAAATTAGAATTTAAATTGCTGGATCATTTATGGGTGCCACGCTGTCCCTAACACCTCGAGCCGATCCCGTTCTGCTGTTCGTTGTCCGAACACGACTCTCACGTCCTCTTCCGTGCGTCCTTCTCCTTCTGGACCGTTCAAATGTCTGATCCTCTAGAGCGCGGGAGGTGTATAATAATAGAGAGCGACCCGTCGAGGGGAAGGGTACCCCTTTTCGGGAGCGGATCGAGGCGGGAGGGAGGGGATGGAGATCGGGTTTCGTATAGATGTGGAGAGGGCCACGGCCCTTATGAACGAGTAGCCTTGGCGGGCGGAAGTCATCTGCGATAGCAAGCGGGCCATGAGATCTTTGACAGAGTAGGGTGGATACGGCCCGTAAAATGTATCTAGGGGAGCGCGCAGGCGCCATGATCCGAAACAAACGTTATGGTTTCAATAGTCTACCCGGCTTGAAGAGTATTACGTAATAGTAATAACAACAAAAACAAGAAAGTAAAGATTATATGAAAACAGTATCAAAACAAATTGCAGGTGGAACCAAAGAGTATACCAAGAAAGACGGAACGAAGGTTACACAAACGTGGCCTGATGGGACGTTGGAACTGGAGTGCGCATCCGGCACGGTGGACAATGCTTTTGCAGCCTCGGCTGTGAACAGTCAGCTGTTGCATCACGATGCGTCGACCTTGTGGAGATCCACCAACGGGTTTACTGAAACGGACGCGGTGCACAAAAGTATCGTGCCGCTGGTAAGGACAACGGGTAAAAAGTTTTACCTCGCGGACGGTGTGCTCTGTGTTAACTGGGAATATGTCCCAGCGGAGCGGTCGAACGGTGACGATAAGGTCGCTGCAGTGATCACGATGGCCAAGGTGCTGGCGACGGCACTTAAAACCACGGTGGAACAACAAATCATGGGTATGGTGTGTGACAAGCGGACGAAGGAGAGCGCGCTAGAGGCGTACAAAAACGAGGCCTGATACAAGCCTTAGTCGGGTGGACTATTGAGATCATAACGGACAAGAAGAGAACAGAAGGATAACAAAACCAATAGAATAAAATTAGTATGACAACATCAGATTTACTCAAACTCATTGCGACAGGCTTAGCAAACGGCAAGCTTAGTTTGAACGGCGTAGTGCACGTCAAGCTTAGTTTGAACGGCGTAGTGCACGTCAACAGTATGGGCCACGGCGGCTTTGTGCCAGCAGTGACGTATATTACAGAGCCGCCTTCGTTTCAAGGTGAACTGTGGATTGAATGTGCGGATGATACGGATACGACGGAACGTCCTCCGATAGTCAACGACGAAGAAGACGACGGTGACGACGGCTACTACGGCGACGATCACATGGAGGACAACGACGGCT